ACCGACACCCAGGAAGTGGTAGACGACATTAGCTCGTTTTTATCAACCTTAGAATCTAACGGCGAGAGTCAGCTTCGTAATATTGGTGACTCTATGAGCGAGTTTGTCAATGAGCTGGAGCGAAGGTATTTAGCTGATGGTGATATTATCGGCCTAACAACAGGTTTAAAAGATTTAGACCAATCTATTCAAGGGATGCAAGATGGTAATTTGATTATTATTGCTGGTCGGCCTGCCATGGGTAAATCAGTGCTAGCTATGAATATTGCGCAACATAACGCACTGCAAAACAAAAACACTTTGTTTTTTAGCTTAGAAATGACTGAAGACGAAATACAGCAAAGGTTAGTATCTAGCGTTGCTTGTGTTGATTACGGGTCTATTCAAAGCGCATCTTGTGTTGATCAAAACGAAGTGATGCCTATACTGGCTGATGGGATTAACAGGATCAAGAAAGGTAAATTTATTGTTGATGATTCTAGCTCGCTTTCAATAGCTGAACTAAAAGCAAAATCTATAGCTTATGGTCGCAAAACAGGCGGCATTGATTTGGTGGTGGTTGATTACCTTCAATTGCTATCCGCTAAAGCTGAAAGCAGGTTTCAAGAGGTTTCGATGATTAGTAGAGAGCTAAAGGCGTTAGCTAAGGTATTAAAATGCCCCGTTATAGCATTATCTCAATTAAGCCGGAGCCTTGAGTCAAGATCAGATAAAAGACCCGTTATGAGCGATTTAAGGGAATCTGGGCAGCTAGAGCAAGATGCCGACAAAGTTATATTTATTTATCGGGATGAAGTTTATAACGAGCAAACCAGAGCTAAAGCGCTAGCGGAGATTATTATTGCTAAAGCCAGGAATTGCCCTAAAAAAAATGTAGTTAGCGTCTTTGATGGTGCAAAGCAGACGTTTAGAGAGGCTGATCATACTAGTTACGCAATAATTGATGAGATTAAATCAAGCAGTGGAGGCCAGAGCAATGAAGGATTTACCAAGATGTACAAATAACAAGCCAGCTCCAATTGGATCGCTTGTTGATGATGCTGTAAATCAGATAAAACAAAAGTCTGAAAAACTAAAAACAGAAAATCTAACCAATAAGAGGTAATTAACATGATAGTTAAAGAGTTAGACGAAATTGAAAGCGTTTTTGTTCAATGGTCAGAAAACAACCATATCAATGAAATGATGGGTTATGACGAAAATAGCGACATTAACAAATTCATAAATCCCCACGAGCTTAACCTGATATTGATACACTCAGCAAAAATAGGCTTGCGTTGCGATAAAATAGTTTTAGACGTTTTGTTCACGAATGGGAAATCATTTGAAGGCGTAAAATTTTACCAAACAGAACAAACAGAAACACTAGTAAAGTTATTGAATAGCGACTAAAAGGAGGAGCAAAAAACATGAGCGACAAATGGGAAGAAAAAAACATTAAAAATCCAAATCACTATGACTTATTCGGAGAAAACACAATTCACATATTAGCTAGGTCAATGACCGTCGAGATGTGGAAAGGGTTTTGTTTTGGTAATGTGCTGAAATACCGCCTTAGAGCTGGAAAGAAAGGCGAGCTTAAACAGTGCATCAAAAAAGCTGAGCAGTTTGAAACGCTGTTTGATGAGCATAAGAGTAAATGTATTAATTTTGAGTAAAGTAAAATAAGAGCTGTTTAATTAGATAAGGATAAGATAATGAGCGAACCAAGCGCGTATATTTTAGAAGGCTGGGATGAAGTTTGCGCCACTGCAAATGCATCATTAAACACAGACTGCCCATTGCTAGACGATGAAGTTTTAGTTGAGATGCACAAATATGTTTCTCGATTGAATCAGCGAAAGAACGAAATAGAAATTTTACTAGAGGATTTAAAGGCTGATCTATTGATGCGAGCTGAAACAGATAGTGAAGGATATAGTGTAGTTAATTTATCTGGCTCTATCTGGCATAGGTTAAAAAAGATCACTAAAGACAGCTAGCCACAGCCATAAACGGCTGCTTGAAGTCCGATTTTCATGGCTTTGTTATGTTTCACCTTCACCAAAATAGGAGAATAAATTGATTAACTTAATGCAAGGCGATTGCCTTGAGAAGATGAAAGAAATACAAGATGGCTCAGTTGATATGATATTGACCGACCCGCCTTATGGTACAACGGCTTGTAAATGGGATTCTATTATCCCTTTAGAACCAATGTGGGAGCAGTTAAAGCGCATTATTAAACCTAATGGGGCAATAGTAATGACAGCTTCACAACCATTCACCACAACACTAATTTCTTCAAATATGAAGATGTTTAAATATTCATGGGTGTGGGAAAAAGGCAAAGGGACAGGGTTTTTGAACGCTAAAAAACAGCCTATACGCTGCCTTGAAGATGTTACTGTATTTTATAAAAAACAAGCTACTTATAAGCCACAGGGGTTGATAAAGGGTAATTTTAGTAACGGTAGAAAATCCAAGGCTACAACAGAAAAGGGTCTTACCTATGGGGCGCAGACTTACTCAGAAAATTCTAACTTTACAAACTACCCAAGGCAACTTATAAAGTTTGGCGGTGTTCATAAACCAATACACCCCACGCAAAAACCACTTGCACTAATGGAGTACCTAATCAAAACCTACACCAACGAAGGTGAGACTGTTTTGGATTTTACGGCTGGTTCATTTACTACTGGGGTTGCATGCGTTAATCTTAATCGTAAGTTTATCGGGATAGAGATGGATAAAAACTATTTTGATATAGGAGTTAACAGGATTAAGGAGCGCATTAAGTGCCTAGATTTAAAGATAGAACTGGAGATAAGCATGGGAGACCGACTGTAACGGTCAAATTAAGCGCCTTGTTATAAGGCGCAATAATTAACTAGAGAGATAACATGAAAAGACGAGAAATTTTAGATTTATTTGAAGATGATCAACACGAAACAATAAAAGAAGTTATCGATTATTTTGAGGGCGAGTTTAAAGCAATACAGGAGCTTTTAACGATAGGAAGTGTTGATAATTTAGATCAAGTTAGTGAGGCAAAATACAAAGCTGAACAAATAGCTGATGATTTATACTAGCCTTATAACAAATAATTAACGCGCCGCGAATGCGGTCGCCGTTGAATGGGTTGTTATACGCAACCAATTTTACCAGACGGGAAATATGGTATGAAATATTATGTATCACGGCATGAATATATAAATATAAAGCAAGGAAAAGACTTTGCCGCATTGCTCCACAGAGACAAAAGCGATAAAGCTGTATATGCGGTTGATATTGCCGTTCTGACTAACTGCCATGCTTGCGATGAAGAATTTGTACTAGAAGAAAAGAACGAGCATGAAGCAGGAGACTTTTGCGACCACTGTTTAAACATTCACGGCGTATAACCACGAACACAACGCCTTGTCCGTTGGTGCGTTTTGTTAGCTGTTTGATTAGACAATCATTACTATGATGGTTAGAATAGAACACTCTTAATAATTTGAGGCGCTTATGCGGGATTTAATAATTACTAATGATAACCAGATTTTGGTTTCTTCTAAAGATATATCAGACGCTTTTGGTAAAGTTCATAGAAATGTAATGCGAGCAATTAAAGATCTAGATTGTAGCGATGAATTTAGAGTGGCCAATTTTGAGCAGTCCACTTTTACATCGTTACAAAACAAGATTTTGCCATGCGTAAATATGTCAAAAGATGGTTTCGCTTTTTTGTGCATGGGTTTTACTGGCAAAGAGGCGGCGCAATGGAAAGAGAAATACATTAAAGCCTTCAATAAAATGGAAAGCGCGCTATCAAAAAGCCTAAAGAAAGCGCCAAAATCAATGGAAGATTTAAACGCAATATCCAAACGGATTGAAAACTTAAATGATATCGGCAGCTTTCACGGCCAAGGTTTAGCGAAGTTTGCAAAAGACAAGCGGCGAGAGGTTAAAGTTTTTGAGCTGGCGTTGGAGCAGGCTCAAATGAGTTTAGGTGTCTAGGCTTGAATTACTCACAGCAAGGCGATAAGCCCGTCCGGACTCCGACCCAGAACGCCGCAATACATAAGTATTTCGATATGCTGGCTGATTCTCTTAATAATGCTGGTTATGACGTTAGAAAGGCAATGAGGCATGATGCACCCATACCATGGACCCAAAATCTTGTGAAGGAGCTTATATGGCGTAAAGTACAAAAGGCGATGTTTGATATAGAATCAACAACAAAGCTTGATGTGAGCCAAATTAGCGATGTTTACGAGGTTATAAACCGATATACTGCTGAGTCGTTCTGTGTGAGCGTTGCTTTCCCTGAAAAAGACAGGTTAATAAAATGAGAGCTGATGATATACAATTTAAAAAAGACTGTTTGCGGCGTTATTACGCTGATATGGATATTAGCAAGGCTAAGCGCTTAAAAAGCAAGTATGAAACAGACAGGGGAAAACC